CTCATTTGCTTCTGTAAACGGGTCGCGCTTTGCGTTAAGGCCGTCGATGGACGTGTGAGTAATGGATGGCAGTTCGGCTTTCTCTTTTTTATTCCAACCGCCTCGAAGCTCGGTATTTGATGAATCCGATAAAAATGCGTTTCCGCGCCTAACAGCGTTGCGTTGATCAATAGAGGCGGATACAGAATCATAAAACTGAGTAGCACCATTGCCGCGAACCCAAATATCCTCTGCCGCATGCTTACGCTTGACGGCTTCATTTGCGGCAGCTTCGTACTCGTCGGCTTTTTTTGACCACTCATTATTAAAATCCTCGCCCATGAATGGTTTTTTTGCATTCAGCTTGGCAATTCCCCATTCGCCGGTGTAAATCCACTGCTCTATCATGGCTTGCATGCCAACAATCTCAGATCCAGCGGTTTTTATGACGTCAACAAGTGCCGCAATTGCCAGCATGCCTCCGTCAGCAAATTTTTCGATAGGGTTGCTTTCAGCCAAAGTCGTAACAGTTGAAGATAGGCTGCCGACTTCTTTTTTTGCGTTGAGCATCCCATCAACAAAACTTTGCATAGATGGCAGCAGAGCAAGCGAAATAGTATTGTAAAGCGAGTTTTTAGCGATGTCGAGTTTGCGTAGTGACTTTTCGTAATTCTCGGCGGCTTCGGCTTGCTCTGCGGTAACTTTGGCAACCAATTCTCCGTTAGTTGCCAGTTCGTGCAAGACTGGATTCAACTCCGCGCCAGTTTTACCGAACACATCGCGCAAGAAATTGGTCTTGCTTGCGTCATCCTTAAAGCCCTCAAGCTTTTTTGCTACCTGCTCAAAGATAAGTCCAGCATCCTTGCCAGAATCTTTAATTTCTTTAGCGGTAATGCCAAGATAGCCCAAGGCACGTGCGGCTTTGTTGGCTGGATCGTTTATATTTGTGAGCCCAACCGATAGACGCTGAATGGCAGATTTTGCAGTTTCAAAATCATCGCCGACAAGCGTTGAGGCCATCTTGATTTTTGATAATTGGCCGACACTAGATCCAACTTGCTCAGACGCTTTTTGTAATTGCGCCATGCTCTCGATGGTCGAATCGACCTTGCGCATGATCGCATCAATTCCGGCACCAGCACCGAGCCCGGCTAAGCCAAGCGCCAAGCCCTTGCCCATTGAAGTTAGTTTGCCAGACATTTCTTCGGCTGATTTACTGATCTTGTCAGTAGCGGAAACCACGCCAGCCGATTCACGTTTGGCAATAGCGCCAAACCTTTCGAGCAGCTTGCCGCCCTCGTTCAGCTTGGCGGTAAATTGATCCGTTGCCGCCTGTATATCAATTTGAAGCGAGTTGTTCGACATTATTTACCTGCCTTCCACTTCAAATAAACACGACCTTTTGCCAATCCAATCGCAATTTCTTTTGCGAAGGCTTGTTGAATTTGTTGCTGGTTTTCATCAAATGCTGGACGAATAAATGGGCGAGCCTTCATGTACTTAGTCCCATTTTCTAAAAACCGAAAGAAAAAGGCTCTGTCAGGTTTGCTATTTTTTTCAGATACGATCACCGAAAACTTGGACACGTTTTTTGGCGACTTACGTTTAACTGTTCGGATCTGTTTTTTTAACCAGCCTGAGTCAACCAGCTCTCGCGGCTGCCCTTTTTTTGCGTACAGGAAATAACTTTTTGCGGCTATCACCACTCGCTTGCGAGCATCGATTTTGCAAACATTGGCCGCTTGGCGACAAGCCGAGTCGAGCGCACCTTTTTGAAGTTGTTGGGGGAGATTGCGCATTTCCGCCAATATCTCATCCAAGCCTTCAACATTTATGCCAATCATTTCTTTGTCGCCAATGCGTCTAAAAACGCTTTTAATCGAACCGTTGAAACGTCTTTTTTGTCGTCCGAGGCCTGCTGAGTAAACAATAAAAACTCTTTCGGTCTAAACGGCTCCGATCGTTCCTTGGCATTTCGATTGATGTTTGCAGACATACTCAAATGCTGCGCGGAGATCGCATCCAGCACAGGCGTTCCCCACGGCTCGACGTTGTAGTATCGAATCCAATCCTGAAATTCAGCGCTTGAGATACTTGCCTCGAGCTCTGCAACCGTCCTGCCTAAACCGAGCGCCAGCCGATGCTTAAACCGACGCTCGGGAGTTAGTTTCCCGTGCCAAACCCATTAACGCTAAAGACTTTTTCAGCGATTGTTTGGAACAGGGCGTTACCAATGGCCGTATGCAGGTTTTTGGCATCGTCATCGGTAAACACAGGCGCACCGTCCTGCAGGATTGAGCGAACAATCATGCCCTCGGTCATCGCATTGCGCTTTTGATTTTCATCAGTAAGCGCATCAGCAATAGCGCGAATTTCCGAAACGCTCGCCTCGGATAACTCCGACACCTGCACCACACCCAGGCCGGGCAACTCGAAATCGACGGTTTTAAGTTGCGCAGCGGCAAAGAACAATTGTGCTTTTTCAGACATTTTGTGATTACTCTGTAGAGGTCAAGGAGCCGAGGGCGAGAACGACAGGACCAGTAATGCGAAGCGTCACGTTCAGCTCGATTTTGCCGTTGACCTTTGCGTCTGGAATTTCAGCTTTCGTCACGTAGGCAGCAAACGTATACGTTGCTGGATTGGTAAGCTGATTTGCGCCGAGGCTGATTTTGTACAAAGCCAAGGTTTTAGCGGTTTTGGCAGTAAGAACAGCTTGTTGAGCGGTTGCACCAGTGAAATTCATGGTGACGTCGATCATCCCTGAATCTTCCAAACCCAGCACAAACTCTTTGGATGCGGAAGCAAGATGCGTGACATCAATTTCGTCGACTTTTTGACCGGACGGCTTGATTTCCGTAACCTCTTCAAATGCGTCCCATGTTGATATGGCAGCGGCAGCAGTGGTAATTGCAGCCGCGGTTAATGGATCGGTTTTGGTAAACGACCCACCAAAGGCGATGGTTGTGCCATCAGATCGAATTGCATTGCTCATTGTTTACTCCAAAAAAAATCCCGCCATAAAGACGGGATGGGTTAATTGCTGCAAAACTAAGTGTTGGGTAGCCACATATAAAAATCTAGCGTGACGCGCCTTAAATGAGTGCTTGCGTCGTAATGGCTAGAACGAGAGTGCTTAACAGCACCTATCGCCGTATACAGTCCTACGCATATTGCGTCCGCCAGCCTTGCGGCCTCAGATCGAGTCAGCGAATACACGTCGATCTGATAGCGACTGGGGCTAAGAGACGCCAAGCCCATTAAGGTATAGCCACCATTCGGTTGCGACACCTCTTGATAAATGATGTAGGGTGGCACGTCTTCGTAATCTGCCACGTCAGGTCGAATCGGGTACGACGAAATAGCAGAAATTGTTGCCAGTGCCGCCGCCACTTGATCGTCATTCGTCATGTGGACATCTTCACCAAGTTGCGCGAACACATTAAATGCTGTTCAACATTCATTGAGTCTACGTTTAACACCGCAACAATCTTAAACGTTTGATTCTTCGCTGGGTACGACACTCGCATGCGGTTTGTGATCGCAGCGTTGTACCTTAGACGTATCAAAGTATTGATTTCGCTACTCATCGCTTGTGCGGCCTCTAATTGCTTGCCGGACAGATCCTCAATTACGCAGGAAATATTATCTAAGACAGTAGTCCACGTGTCGGTAAGTTGACCAAGAGAATAAGGTGTCCTGGACAACTCTTGCACAGATATTCTGTGCCGAAGCTCGCCTGCCGCAATCACATCGTCACCACTCGATACGGATCCAGCAAAGTATTGACGAAGGGCAGCTCTTCCATTTTCCCACGAGGCAAAATGGCAACTTCCTCTCGGTGCATATACAGCGATCCGACGCGTATTTTTATCCAAGCCTTGATGCCGTCTGGCACGCTCGAAGCGTCGGCATAGCCTGCCGTGAAATCAACCCACACAGCATTGATCTGAGGCAATGTTGGAGGCCAAACCGTTCCAAATATCGGCGTAATGCGAGCAGGCTCACATGAGAGGTCAACCGTATATTTCGACGAGTCTAGCGTTTGTTGCGCCCCGCTCATATCCAGATAATTGATTGAATCCACAGATTGAAGCGGAGGTTTATGCAACAAAATTGCAGTTTGTGGAATTGAAAATGCCGCCCCAAAAGGCGCAAACATTTGGCCTGCAGGAAACGAGTCGAGATAAAGACGCCACCGAGCTGTCA